GAAACCAATGTTTTTATCGTGTACTTGTCCGTGTTCTCATAGTGCATTTTAACAGGAAAACCCAGTGGTGTCAACCACCTAGGGGTGACTCCATATTCCAGACACACAGTCGCGCACTGCTTCAGCCAATCCATGCCTGCCCTAGCAGAGGCTACTACCTCGCTTATTGACTCCCATATCACCTCAGCCAAATAATTACAGGGTCTGTAGGTTTCTACGCCGAACGGATTATCTTTGCCCTTCTTAAGTTCTTCATAGAACCATTCAGTTGTATACACACGACATGAATAGAACGTGCTTGAGTAGCAAACAGTCATCGTTTGACGTTTCGTAGTTTTTCTCGTAATACCAAAGTCCAGCCACTTCTTTCCATAGGCATTGTGATCTTGATATAATTTTTTGCGAACAATATCCGCGACATCTTGGTAGACATCTTCAGGTCTTTCTGTGGGCAGTACATTAGTAGAATGAGCAGCCACAGGGTCTCGCAGTAGCATGGAGTAAATCTGAAGTCCTTGGTTAGTAGCATCCATGGCTATTGGAAGCCTCGATATAAAGCCCTCTCCATGGCTGTGCATCCTGTCAATCTCCATACACGCACTAACAAAAGTCCAAGGTTCATCAGCGTCCGCCCATGTCATATCAGACAGAGGATCATTACCTATTCTCCTTATTAGTTCCATATTTCCTTCAGACCACTTTAGTCTCTCCGAATATGGAGCCTTATCCAGCCCCCACTTGTTAGCAGCATTGATATACAGCCATTTAACTCCATCGTCAGTCAATGGGGAGCCATCACCGAACCGAAGCAAAGATTGAGACCACTCAGGTCCTTGTGGTTGCAGGAAATATGGAATCGGGTATCCCCGCCCACGAAAATCAAAAGAATGCGGAAAGTAAATGGTGTCGTTAATGAACTTATCGCCCAAATTTATCACCTTCATAACCTGAAGACGCTTAGACTTCTGCCGTTCATTCTCAAAGTGAACACGCGCTGCGGATTTCCTCCAAGAACGCCTAGACTCTTTATTGGTAGCAATATCCGCAGGCTTAGGAGGAGGAGGGTCGTCTTCCATAGAAGGAAGTCCTCCAATAGGAAGGCTCTTGTCCCAACAATGCTTCAGTAGGTCTAGTAGTTGTCCGTCCACAAGGTAGGGAGTACCTTGGACGGTATTTACCGCACTGTAGACTTCGCTCATGTCTGTGAGAGATACTTCCTCAAGATAAGAGGCATCCGTCGTCTTTATCAGGGGCCGTCTTCGGTGTGACGTGGATTGGTAGCCTCCTATGTAGGGGTTATTCCATGGGATTGGTTTCTCCACCATGGGAAGCCACACGGGATTTAATGCTTCGTTGTACTCATGGGTATTCTTAATCCACCTCAATAAGGCATCGGTAGGTCTTATGTAGGTGTAGGACTTTCCGTTAATGTCTGTTCTTGTTAATATTTCAATAATACCAGTAGCCTGCCTCATCAACTCAATACAAGTCAATCCAACAGCGGCGGCTACCTTCCGCTCCCATGTAGGCAGTACAATCTCATGGAACCTAGCAGTGTTGTTGATAAACTTAGACTTAGTTTTGTTGGACTTAAATCTGTCAAGAACCCTATTCATCTGGTTCCACAGGGCAGGCTCGTCTCGCTTCAGTTGTCTAAATTTACACTCGTCTTCCAATAACCGTCCAATAATCGTAGCGGTATTGGTGATCTTCCTTTCAATACTAATGCAATCAAGGATGCACCTAGCAGTAAGCCCTGCTACTACATTGGCAGGAAGTTGCTCCAGGTATGGGTATGCTCTATGCCTCCTGCCGGGCGATCTTCTAGCATTGTGGAGCCAGTCCTTAAGAGTCTCTGTAAGAGATTCTATGGCTTCCCCTAGAAGATACTGACCAACTGAGGTTGTGGACTCTAGAGAAGTCTCTGAAGCACGTTTTACCTTATGGTAATACCGTTCACGACCCAGACTAACCATCTCTTCATCTAATTTTGATTGGTTGTTTTTTCTTTTGGACACAGTGGATTGTTCTTCCTGAAAATCTCAGATGGTGAAAATATTTTTGACGGCGATGATGACAACGTGATAGTTTTTTGCCCTCCCCTCGATCCAGATGACGGCGATGATGACAACGTGATAGGTCGAGCCTCCTCCAGCACCGCTACCGCCTCATGTAGGCTACTAGGGGCTAGGTGGGCGTACCGCAGGGTCGTTTTGATATCCTTATGCCCCGCAAGGACTCTGACGGTGGCGAGAGGTACTCCTCTGGAAATAAGGCGAGAACAAAACGTATGACGGCATGTATGAAAGAGGGCTTCTAGACCTTCACCGTAATCGTGTTCATATTTGAAGTTCTTCACCATATAGTCAACCTTTGAAGATGTTAGATTAAAAGGGGTATACCCAGATTTACTTCTGAATGTTTCGCACACTCTAGTAGTCATCGGAATAGTCCTAGGCATTGAAGTCTTTATTTTGCTGGGGTCTGAGAGAGATATCTGATTCTTGTCATAATCTACATCGACCCACTCAAGACTGAGGGCTTCCCCTCTACGCATACCAGTATCAATGAGGACAACGAACAAGTCCCGCAGTTCTTCGGGGAGAACAGCAAGCAATTCTATTTCTTCTTCTTCAGTGTAGTATTTGACCCTTCCCTCTGGCTCTCTTTGTAGAGCAACATAGGGCTTCGTGGTAATTAGTTCATGTCTGAGGGCGTACTGCATGACCTTACTGATTATAGCGAGTTTTCTATTGATTGTAGATGGACCGTTCCCAATGTGCCGCAAGTGTAGTACATAGGACTCTAGGTCGCTAGATGTGATTGACTTAACTTCTGTTTTATCACCAAAGTAGTTGATGACTTGCATCATCCTGTTGAAGGTGTGATCTGCGGATTTCTGCTTCGACCACTCCAGACTCCACACCCGATCCGTAAGCGATCCAAATGTGGTGGGAATACCGATCTGGGGATACCCAGATGTGCTATGGGTTCGTGGCTCTCGTCCTGCCATGAGGTCAGCCATTGCTTCTAACTCAAACTGACGCGCATCATCGTGACTCTTGAAGGATCGCCTGACCCGCCTGCCTTGACAGGTAACCGATACCTGCCAAGACTTTCCTCTTTTACTAATGCTCACCGTAAAACTCCTCTACAAAATCTTCATAATCTGCATTGACCATACGACCTATGCGATCTTTAATACCCTTGCTTGAGTCAGTCACAGATACACGCTTAGTATACCCATCAGCCTCACCCATGCCCTCGTGAGTATCATTTAGACCCTCTATGATAAGGGTATCGGAGCAAGTCAGCCACTCCTCTGGACCGCCATCCCACGGAGATGCGTCACCATCCCACAGAATAGCAAGACCAACTTCCTGTTTAATCATTTGTTTTCTACTAATTCCGTACATTTCACTCATTTTGAGTCTCCTCCTCTACCATCATAACATTGTCTTCTCCGCACCCCTCGCATACAACATGATCCAAATATCGCTCTCCATCCAAGAAATCTAGTAGTTCTAGACTTTCTTTATTAACTGGAACCATTACATCCCACCCGCAATGCAGGTCGGTACTACCACACTTGTTACATTTATAGATTGTCATTTTGAGTCTCCATTCTGTGCATTCTAACACAGCACTTATATTAAATCAACAAAAAAAAAAAGACAGGCGACTTATCCGAATTACTCCGTCGCGCCTGTCTTAAATGAGAAGGGATCATGTAGTAGAGATGCCTATTTCGCCCCCAATCTCTTAAACCCGTTAGCCGTAGTCCTACATGCCCCCCACTCAACACTTAAAAGTCCGCTTGCATAGAGAAAGTTCCTTCGATCACTCCATCAATCTGGGTATCCCCAGATGTGGTATCAAAGCCAAAGCGATCATTCACTATACCATTGAAACGACCAAAGCGTGTGGGCTGAGTCAAGAGATTCTTTCCACGATCATTGGAAGTGAAAGCATTCTCAAGAGACCAGACATTTCGATCCTTAAACTCTGGGTGTTCTGGTGATTCCCAGTGTTCAAGCACTCGCATAGTAGCCGCTGCGCCGATAACGCCTTTCTTAGCCGCTTCTAGGATAACCCATCGAGCGTCCAAGTCATTGCATTCGGTGTTTTGCCACCTCTCAATACGAGCAGTTTCACCTTCTGCCTGAGCCAGAAGACCCCCAATAGAAGCATCGACAATATCGAAGATGCCACTAAAGATTCCTTCACGATTTTCGTCGATACCTTTGGTGTGTTTCTTTCTGAAGCCAACCTCAGAACCCATGAACATACCATTGCTACACACGCTCACTCTACGACCTAGTCCCCCAGATGCTGACTTTGTCATATCGTAAGAGTTTACGAACCCTGACTCCCACGTAATACCATCCAAAGAAGGCATACATGGGTGCGATATACCATACAACGAGAGGAATCTACCATGCTCTGGTAAATCAAGTATTTTCTCGTTCTTAACAGACTTCGCCCTGTAATGTACAGGTTCTGAAATCTCAAAACCGTGGCGACTGAACGCCTGCTCAATCATATCAACGAACGTGCCATGGGGTAGCGGTCGCCATGTATCGGGACCTCTTTGAGGTACTCTCGTTCTGTTGATTGCTGCGATGTCCACACGCTCTCCCCAGTTCTTAGGATCAAAGGGAGTAGGTGCTTCTGGTGCGACTGTTGTAGTCGCTACTGACTCTAACTGTAACTGATTCATAGTGAATCTCCTTAATTGTGTGCGTGATTTAGGTATGCGCACCCCACCTAACCAAGGAATTATCAGATTCGGTGAGTAGTCTTGCGTTCTGAAGTAGTGCCTACAAGAGGATTAACTCTCTTGGCATCTTCAATAGCAGTGGACTGCCTACTGACTCTTTTTTCCTGCTCTACTACTGCCAAACCTTTTTCAATCAGGTTAGCAACAATAGAAGATTTCGTTACATTGCAACCGCCTATACCGCAGTTGGATTCAATGTTCTCGACAATGTCCCTTCGGACAAAACAAATTCGCATATCTACATCTTTACTAACTGATGCGGATACCGAAACGCCTTCATTCTTAGACTTCATATTAGTCTCCATTTCTATCTGGGGATACCCAGATGTCATTGCTCCTGCGTTATGCAGGTTACATTTTCTAGTGTCTCAATCCAAACCTTCGCACCGCATGGTAGAGGTTTGTCTGGTCTGTAGACAACTTTACAGGGTCCAGTTATTTCTATTTCATGGCAATAATCATTGCTTTTATATGTTTTAACGGTAATACAGGGCTGACGCTCCCCTGTCTTAGAGTTCCGACGTATGACGTGCTGATTTATGTGGATTAGCCGTTTCATCATTCCATCCTACAAAGAGTGCATCCTTGACTCTACTGACGGCATCGGGAGAATGTCCTCCGATGTGCCAATCTTCGTTGTTCTTAGGATCAATACCCACTGGACCACGATACATTGGACCATTCTTCCAGTTGTATATGGTAGCAATAGTATCATCTTCAAACTTAATAACCCATTCAACATCTACCTTGCCATCTGTAATACCCTGAAAGAGTGCTAAGTCCTCAGGTGGTCCAAATATGTCTTCAATAAGACTGTAACTACATACGATGTTGCCCTGCAAGCAGGTTCCGCTACTTTCCCCCGCCCCTGATA